GGGGTTTTGATCGTCGGGAGCACTTGCACGGCGGGCAAGGTCATTGCCAGCGGCGTCGGAATCAAGGTCATCGACCAGCGGCCACCTGGTAGCACTTGCCAAGTCCTGACCCACTACAACGTGACGGCGGAAAACATCGAGTCAAAGCTGGCCGAGCTTCACGGGGGAGGAAGCTGGGAGGGGGGGATGACGTCAGAGGATTTGGCGGATATTCTCACCCCAGCGCGTTTGGCCATCCTGGATTCCTTGGCAGACGCTGGCGCAGACGCCCGGCAGGCCCGGCAGGCGCTGTTCAACCGGCTGGAGTTACAAGATGGATCGACAAACAACTGGGTGCTGTATGCGGATGACAAGCTTACCCCGATGCAGCGGTGGCACGTGACGGCCCCGGGCGGTTCTGCCATTATCGTCCCCGATGGATCGCCAGCAAGACGAACGCCGGCCTAGGCAAGGTGTCGCTGATGAAGTTGATCATAAGAAAGTCGCTAGTTACCGGGGGATGGGGATCGTCGTCTCCCACGACGCGGGGCATGTCCGCCAGCTACGGGGTGGTTGCGCCCAAGGACGTGTCGTCCAAGTGGGGCATGATCGGTCTGAGGGCAAGCGGGGGGATCCCCGGGCAGGCTCCGAAGCTGTTGCTGGGACGCAGAGAGCTGGGAGAGCGCATGAGGACCAACACCTCGGCCCTCAGCCAGCTGACGGCCCCACCGCTACAGCAGATGCCGATGGTGATCCCCGGGTCGCGGATGGTCCGCACGCCCGATCAAGTGGCCACCGGCCTCGGTCTGCCGCTCGAGACCGAGCAGAACCTGACGCAGAAGGTCCGCGACTGGATGTCCTCGGGCAACCCCATCGGCTACAGCCAGCAGGTGGTGCGCGGGGCCCAGGCGGTCTTCCCCGACGATCCCACCAGGAGGTCCGAGCTCTACAGCCGCTGCAAGGCCCTATGGCGGGCCAACCGGGAGACGCAGCCCTACAGGCCCCGGGCGGGGGAGGTGGTGATTCAGAAGTCCATGTCCCCCCCCCGGCCAGAGGGTGATGGATGGGAGCCACTGGGCGAGCGGTGCGAGGGGGCGTTCAAGCGCCAGGTGGACGGAGGGTGCGAGTATTGGATGGCCCCAGCGCCGGTGGATCTCCAGCTGCTCATGAGCCCCATGCGCGAAGGTCGGGGGAACCCGCCGGAGCTCGTGTTCTGCTGTGAAGAGACTGGGGATGACCTGACCAAGGGCGCCACGCACAAGTACATTCGCCGTCTTCCCACGGGCAAAGACCGACCACGGTGGAAGTACATCTACAAGCTGCCCGGGAGGAAGGGGATGGTGGAAGACGAGCACCTGGTGGCCGGGGCCAAGTTCAAGGGCTCCCACGCGGGGATGGAGGGCCATTTTGAGATCTTGGCCCACGATCGCGAGAAAGGCCTTGTTCACGTTCGGCACGACGAGAGCAAGCGCACGGTTCACATCCGGGAGCACGATCTCCGCCGGATGCTTTCCAGCTATCACGCACGAAAGACCGCCGAGGCCCCCGGGCCCGGCAAGGGTACGAAGGCGGCGGCCACCAAGCCCGCGACGAAGGCCACCAAGGGCTCGGCACCGGCGCTTCCGCGGGTGAGCATGGGGGAACTGGCCAAGGGCGAGTGGATGGACATCGAAGGGTTCTCGGCCGATCCCACGGAACTCGAGGAGCAGGCGCATGCCCAGGGGATGGGCAAGCAATGGGCGGTGATCCAGCAGCCCAGCGGGTACGTCCTGGTGAGCCGGTCGAAGAAGGCCGGGGGTGGAGAGCGGAAGCTCGAGGGAGAGCCGACCAAGGTCTTCCTGCGGGACAACACCGGTAAGGGGATCACCGAGCTCGACGCCCAATGGGGGCTGATGGAGGCCGAGGACATCATCGCCTCCCACGATCCGGAGAAGATGACCGAGCGCGAGGACTATCCCAAGGGGGTCCAAGAGCGTCGGTACCACGAGATCGAGTCCGAGCGGGAAAAGGTAGACCGGATCGCCCGGGCGATCAAGCCGGCGATGGCCGTGAACAACAACCCCGACGCCGTCAACGGCACGCCGATCCTCACCGACCAGGGGGTGGTCCTGGGGGGAAACGGCCGGACCATGGCCATGCAACGGGCCTACAAGCTCTACCCCGACCAGGGACAGGCCCTGAAGGACTACCTCGCGGCGACCGCCCGCGGCTATGGATTCACCGCCGCGGACGTGCGGGCGATGAAGAACCCGATCCTCGTGCGGAAGGTCAAGGTCGGGAAGGATGAGAAGGAGCTGCACAAGCTCGGGCGCCGCATGAACGAAGCCCTGACCCAGGGGCTGGACCCACGGTCGGAAGAGGTCTCCATGGGCAAGGCGTTCGTCAACAAGGACGTCCTGTCGACCCTGGCCGAGACCATGGGCGACGATCAGACCCTCGGGGACTACCTGTCCTCCTCCTCCAGCAAGCCCCTGGTGAATGCCCTGGAGCGCTCGGGGATCCTTGACCAGTACAACCGGGCCCAGTACGTGACCCAGGACACGGGGCTTCTGAACGAAGAGGGCCGCGGGCGGGTGGAGCGGATTCTGGCTGCCCGGAGCTTGCCCGACGCGAGCGTGCTGGACCGGATGATGCCCTCTCACAGGGCCAACATCGCCCGGGCGACCTCGGCGCTGATCTCGGCCGAAGAGAACGGGTGGGACATCCGACCGTCACTGATGACGGCGGTCAAGGCCGGGATTGACATGCGCGAGCGGGGGTTCCCCTCGACCACCCGGGGGATGAAGAAATACTTGGCGCAGGAGGAGCTGAAGGAGACCGGACAGTCTCCCCAGGGGGCGGTGAAGAAGGATGAGATGGGCCAGGCGTTGCTGGAGGTGCTGATCGAGCGCGGAGACCAAAAGAACGCCCTGCCCCAGCGGTTCCGCGGGTTTGCCCTGCGAGCTAAGCAGGCGCAGCATGACAGTGGGTCCTTTCGGATCCCCGGGTTTGGTGGCGAGCCCACGACCCCCCTGGAGGCCCTGCGGACGGAGTTCGAGCTCGGGGGCAAGACCAAGGGCGAGCAGCAGGAACTGGCGGCCAGCCGTGGCAAGGATGTCCAGGACCTGATGAAAGCCAAGAAGAACGAGCCAGAGCAGAAGAAACCAGCACAGAACCGCCTCATGAACAGGGCCATCTGGCTGATCGAACAGCTGGTAGACGAGGCGATCACCGCCAGTACCTCCGAGGGCGGTCCGGCGAAGGTGGACGGGAAGAAGATCGCGGGGATGGTGATGAAGGACGTGCGGCATGCGTTCCTGACCGACAAGGAGCTTGCCTACGACTTCGGCAGGCACCCAATCACCCCCGAGGCGATCCAGGGGCTGGTCGAGGCGTTCGTCACCATGCACGGGCAGAAGCTGGCCAAGGCCAGGTTGGATCACTGGGACCTCCTGAAGGCCGCGCAGATGTCCCTCTTCGGCGGCAGCGGGGCCCAGAAACCTCCCGCGGGGTACATGGCCATCACCAACACCCGCCACGGGGGGTACGTGAAGGTCGTGGGCAACAAGCGCTACTACTGGTATCCGGAGGTGGGGCACGTGAACACGCCCCACCCGGGAGAGCCGCTGGAAATACACGCGGCCCATGCGGCGGCCCAGGCGGCAGAGGAATGGGGACAACACGTACAAACCTCTGGCCAAGGCACCGCCGCGGTGCTAACATCAAAGCAGGAGACAGAAGAACATGGACAAGGGCAAGCAGGAGCAGGAGAAGGAAGTCATCACGGAGATCCCGGGCTACTGGCGCCTGCCGAAGGAGGAGCGGGAGGAGATGCTGGAGTTCATGCGAGAGAGGAAGAAAGAACCGACGAAGCCGGCAGAGCGACCGGTACAGCCGGCACTGAAATCCCCGATGAAGGACCGTCCGAAGCCCTAGAGCTTGAGGGCGCGCTTCCGCCGCCGGCGGTCGTAGACCCGCGGCCGATCCCCGAAGTAGACGTCCAGCGCGACTGCGATACTTTTGCCGCCGAGCTCCTGCCGGACGTCCCCGAGCACCTGCGCCTGACCGAGAACATCATCGCCTTCCCCTACCCCGCGGAGCTCAAGGATTCGACCGGTACGGTCACTGGGAAGATCGAAGCGCTGCGCCAGCATCAGAAAGAAGGGGCTGAGCGGATCCTGGCGGCGTGGGAAGAAGGGGATGGCGTGGTCCTGCAGGACTCCGCTGGTTTGGGTAAATGCCAGCCTGTACACACGCCAACGCTCACCCCTACCGGGTGGCGCGAGATTGGTTCGCTGCGCGTCGGAGACATGGTGATCGGTTCCGACGGGAAGCCAGTACGGGTGAAAGGTGTATATCCACGTGGTGAACTACCAACCTATCTGGTTCGCTTCTCTGATGGTGCGGAAGTGGAGGCTGGAGAAGATCACCTTTGGACGTTCTATTATAGGGCCGGGGGCAAACGATGGCAGGACATCACAGTCACCACGGCGGACCTGCGAGACGGGAAGATCATTGAAGTACAACAGCCGGGCAGGACCAGCAAGCTCGACCTGGGAAAGGCGAACCTCTGGCTACCGATGCTCTCTGGACCGGCAGAATTCGAGGGAGGCGATCTGCCCATACCGGCATACATGCTGGGCCAGCTCATCGCCAATGGTTCTTGTACGCAACCGACTCCGGCACTTACGACCAACGCGCTGGATTGGCCAGAGGTGCGTGAACGACTGGCGGACGAAGGATGTGTTCCAAGCGGAGGGGACGACAAACCAGGGTGCCGCCGTTCACGCTTCGGCGGGTCCGGGATGGGCGGACGCATCCGTGAGCTAGGTCTAGCCGTACTGAGTGGAGAAAAGCGTATCCCGCTACTTTACCTCCAGGCTCGGGAAGCAGACCGTGTGGCTCTCTTACAGGGCATGATGGATGCCGATGGCTCTGTCTCGAAGACGCGCAACCGGCTCACCTATCACACGACCAGCGTGGGACTGGCGCAGGATGTCCAGGAACTCGTCGAGGGCATGGGCGGTATCGCATCGATTCGCGAGTACGACCGGGCCGATGAGGACAAGCCGGTCGAGTACCAGGTGCGTATCAGAGTGCCGGCGTGGCTAAAACCTTTCACGGTGGAACGAAAGGCACGGCGATATAACCCTGGCAGACACGCTCTGCCGGTCCGGACGCTGACAGCTATCCAGTTTACGCGCAACATGGAATCCGTGTGTATTGCCGTCGAAGCTGAGGATCAGCTCTACACGACCGAGCACTGCATCTTGACTCACAACACCGTCACGGCCCTCGGGGCCATTCACTCCCGCGGAGGGCGAAAGAACCTGATCGTCGTCCCGGTCTCGGGGAAAGAAGGTCTCAAGCAACAGTGGGAGGGCCCGGAGAACGCCGGGCTCTATGGCATCAGCATCAGCCGTGACCCCGCGTTCTCAGCGACGGCCGACGGGACGTACATGGTCAGCTACGATGACCTCCTGGTGCCGATGGTCGATGCCCAAGGCGAGCCCGTGTTGGACGTCGATGGGAAACAACGTCGGATGCGCAACCCCGCGCTCTTTCATGGCCAGTGGGACACGATCGTCTTCGACGAAGCCCACAACATGAACAACGCCGACTCCATCCGAGCCCAGGCGGCGGTGGAGCTCCAGGCGAGGTCCACCCAGGCCAAGGTGGCCTATCTCTCGGCGACCCCCTTCACCCACGTCACGGACATGCACTACCTGGTCAAGCTCGGGCGAGAGGGTGGGGCCAACGGCCGGGAGCTGCCAAAGGGCGGCCCGTGGTTCACGGGTGACCCCGAGAGCTTTGCCAGGTGGGCCGAGATCGCTGGGGCGGACGTCAAGAAAGGCCGGGGCAAGAACTCGGCGTCGAAGGTCAACAACCCCACGGCCGCGCTCAAGCCCATGGCCCGCATCGCCGCCACTCTCCACGTCGATGGTCTGTCGGTCCTGCGCACGGCCCGTCTCGAGGGGGTGCATTCCACGTTCAGTCAGTTGAACTCGGACGAGCTCGATGAGCACCATCGAGCGGCCTTCGGGACGGTGTCGGAGATCATGAAGCGGGTGGAGGAGGTGTTCCATCCATCTATCCTCCGGGCGCTGAACATCGGCTGGTCCAAACAATACTGGGAGACGCTAAAGCTACAGAAGGCGGTGGACCTGGCGAAGGCCGAGCTCGCACGTGGCCGGCAGGTGGCGCTCTTCACCTGCTACAAGGAGTCCGACCACAATCACCTGCGGGCCCTACCCCGGATGCTCATGCGCAAGGCCGAGCGGGCCTCCAACAGCGACAAGCCCGGGGCCGATGCCCAGGCCGAGGCGTACATGGGCCTGGCGCATGACATCGACAGCCTGATCGCCACCCTCCCCCCCGGCGGGAGCATCGTCAAGGACCTGACCGAGGCCCTGGGTGGTCCGAAACTGGTGGCCCAGATTCATGGGGCGACCAACCGGAAACCCGCGGACGAGCAGCGGGCCTACCAGGAGGGGAAGAAGAAGGTCGTGGTCTGCACCATGGCCCGTGGCGGAACCGGCATCAGCCTCCATGATAAGACCGGCGAGAGCCCTCGGACACAGATCAACCTCGGGGTCCCATGGTCCGGCCGGGAGTTCACACAGGTTGCCGGGCGGTCCCATCGTTTGGGATCGAAGTCCGAGACGGAGATGCACTGGATCCTGGGGGATGACGACAGCGAGCGGCACAACGCGGGGAAGGTCGCCAAGCGGCTGCGCTCCATGGGCGCTCTGACCAGCGGGGACATCGAGGCCCACGAGGGCGCGAGCGAACTCTCGGAGTTCGAGGCCGGCATCGACTTTGCTGCAGGCAGCGATGACCCGGCGGAGGCGATCAGCCAGCTCGAGGCGGCCCAGGAGGAGATCGACAATGGAGGGAGCGCGGAGGAGATCGCTGGGGCCGAGGATCTCCGCCGGTACTTCCACCAGTACGCCGAAGCCCGCAAGGCCGGTCACGACGTGCTGGCCGAGGGGCATGCGGAGAAGATCGAACGGCAGAAGCGCGAGTCCGAGCGAGAGGCCCACCGGGCGGCGGAGCAACTGCGCCAGCATCGCCACTGGTATATCGAGCACGTACCAGGGCGGGGGTTCTTCGTAGACTGGAGCGGGTTCGACCCGGCGTCGAACAAGTTGTTCCGGCGACTCGGCGGGACCACCACGCGGCTTCCCGGTCCGGCGATGCACACGGGGTTCATGATGCCCGCGAGTGCCATGACCGAGCTCGCCAAGCACTACGGGGCCGCGGTCGTGAAGGTTAACTTGGCGGAGGTGAAGAAGCAGGCGGCCGTGGCTGAGGCGGCAAAGCCTGAGACGGCGCCTGCTCCTCCACCACCATCACCTGCGGGCACTGGCACCGAGGCCGAACGGGCGAAGGCGGCCCATGAGCTGGATGCCCTGGGCATCCGCATGTCCCCCTCGGTCAGGCCTTCCACCACGGGCAAGCCCGTTCATCTCCTCCTGGGAAACACCTACACCCACAAGGAGAAGATCAAGCGCGTGGTCGGTGGCCGAGGGTATGACCCGGATCGCCGCGGGTGGCACGTGCCCCATGAGCACCTGGCGGAGGTGGTCCGGAAGCTGACGGGGAGCGACATCACCAAGGCCATCCGACTGGTCTTCGACCTCGGGCGCCGGGGCATCGGTTGCCTGGATGACCTTCTGAAGGCCGTGCAGCTGGGGCTCTTCGGCCACAGCCAGCCTTTCGCTGGGGCGGCCAAGGCCCCGGGTGCCGGGTGGGAATCCATCCCCTCGGGCAGGCACGGGGGGTTCCGCCGGCGGAAGGGTGCCGACTACGAATACTGGTACCCCGACAAGGGCATGACGGACAAGCCCCACCCAGCCGACGAACCGCAGGGACAGCCGAGCAAGGTCCTGGTGGTGCGGGTGAACCCCCAGACGGGGAAGGAAGAGCCGGTGGTACCCGGGGTGACCCCAAAGGCGGAGCCCAAACAAGAGCAGCACCCAGCGAAACCAGCGGAAGAAAGTGGGAAGATCGAACCATCACCGGCTCCCAAAGTGGAACCCAAAGTGGCTCCCAATCCGAGCGAGCCGAAGCTGGTGCTGACGCCCGCGGCGCCGGCGGAGGGGAAGGAGTCTGAGCCCGGGAAGTACGAGACTACCGGCTATGTCTTCGGCAGCCGGGCCGAGCTGTGGTCCTTGCGCAACTCGGGGGAGCTCGAGAAAGACCCGGCCGTGGCGTACAAGCTCGTGACCAAGGACGCGGTCCTCGGGGGGAAGGTTGAGCCAGGTTCGTTCCTGGCCGAGCGCGAGGCTGGCACTGAGCCCGCGGCGGCGTACCTGAAGTACCGGCTCATGCAGGCGATCCAGGCCAGACCGGATGACAGCCCAGACGCCCGCCAGAGGTTCACCGAGACCATTGGGGTGGTCCAGGCGAGTCTGTCCGAATGCCGGACCATGGCCGACATGAACACCATGGTCCGCGAACTCACTGACCAGCTCGAGGGGGTGGCCCCCAAGGAAGAGCTTACTCTGGAAGAGATCAAGCGTCGCGGATGGGGCGGGATGTTCGCTCCGATGCCGAGGGACCCGAACAACAAAGAGGACATGCGCGCATGGAGAGATGCGCGGTACGAGGCCAACAGCAAGATCCTCGATCACTACAACGGCCACTGCAACATCCGCAAGATCGACGATGACCGGTATGTGGCAATGGGAGAGCAGGTGGCGGAGATCCACAAGGATCAGGTGAAGAACCTCGAGCAACTCGGGCCGAGGTTTCTGGCGATTCTGGGAAAGAAGATCACCTACCCCTACCGCTACAAAGATCCGAAGAGGGCACAGCTCGCGAAACTCTGGGGACACGACCCCGACCAGTTTCGAATCGAGAGCGCCTACAAGTCCGATCTCCGGCGGGGGGTGATGCAGGAGATCACGGCGCTGAATGACGAGCACAAGAACGCCCAGCTCGGGGTGGGCAAGGGAGACCCGTGGGCGTGGCTCGGGCAGACAGCGACGAAGAAGCAACGCCAGGACACCGCCACCAAGAGGACGGACGAGGAGCAGGGAGACAAGTACCACACGATCCTGGCTCAGGCCCGCATCGGCGAGGCCAAGCGCGTTGGACCACCGGTCCCCGGGAACAACGGGCTGGGATCGGAGGAGATGAAGAAGTCCCTCGGACTGAACGAGGTGGAATACGGCCACTGGGCAGACGAGGCCGAGCGGCAGTGGCATACCGAGGCCGCCCACGCGGCACTGTTTGATCTCGCGACGCTCATGGGGGCCGAGCCATCGAAGATCGGCCAGAATGGCCGGTTGACCATGGCCTTCGGGTCAAGAGGCACAGGACACTTCAAGGCCACCTACCACCCGGACGTGAAGGCCATCAACATCACCAAGATCTTCGGAAAAGGCTCCCTGGCTCACGAGTGGGGGCACTTCCTGGACCACATGATGTTCCACGTGCAGGATCCGGAGAAGGGAAAGAACCCGTTTGCAAGTGGCGGTCGGTTTGACCTGCCCATGGGCAAGACCCCCGTATCGCCGGACCTGGCGTCGGCGATGGAGAGGGTGATGGACACCATCCGCCATGAGCCGGTCGACCAGGTGAAGGCCAAGGCCGAGGCGAAGGTCAAGATCGAGGACATCCGTCGCAGCTACTACGCCGAGCGAGACCCCCAGCGGAAAGAGCAGCTGCGCCTACAGGTGAACGCGATGGCCAAGGACTTCAATCGCGCCACTAAGGCCCCTGGCGGGTTCAAGAAGCCCACGGCTTTCTACGAGGGCGCGTCGAAGATGGGCGACTACTGGCACCGTCCGACGGAGATGTTCGCCCGGTGCTTCGAGGCCTGGGTCTCGGACAAGCTCGAGGGCCAAGGGCGCGTCAACACCTACCTCGTGCGCGGGGCACAGCCCTTCGAGGCCGTCCCTGGGTTCTATCCTGCAGGCGAACACCGGAAACGAATCAACGCCGCCATGGACCAGCTCGTCACGGCCCTGCACGCGGATGATCACTTCTCGAAGTCCATGGCTCGCAGCCTCGTGCTGCGCATGAGGTAGACCATGCCCGCGTGGGTTAAGGATGAGCAACACTGGAAGGAAGCGAAGAAGCAGGCAGCCAAAGAGGGGCATGCCCGGGACTGGCCGTACATCGCCGTAATCTACAAACGCATGACGGGGATGCAGAAAAGTGAGAAGCTCGTGGGTGGCCGGGCCGATGGTCTCCCGGACTCGGACTTTGATCCCCGGGCGCTGGCCCAGGGGGTGAAGGTGGAGATGGAACACACGAAAGACCCGAAGGTGGCGAAGGAGATCGCCAAGGACCACCTTCGTGAAAGCGCGACCTACTACAACCGCCTGCGGCGGATGGAGCAGAACATGGGCAAGAGCAGCAGCAGCAGCATGATGACCGACCTGGACAGCCTGGTGAAGTCCGCGGAGCAGGAAGACACCCTCAGCAAGGCCAAGCAGATGGGGCTTACGGGGATGGGTGGCGGAGGCGGAGGGCATGGGAAGAAGGGGGAGGGGAGTCGGGGCGGGCACGTGGTGGGTCATACGAAGGGGGGCGATCCCATCTATGCAAGGGAGGGCCTGCAACAGCCAGGAGAGGACGCCCGAAAGATCGAACATGAGATGGCCCATCGCCAGCATATGGCCTACCACAAGCAGCAGGCGGAGGCGGCAGAGGCCGCGGGAGACAAGGAGTCGTCTGCCAAGCACAAAGAGGCCTTTGTGGCTCACAACCAGGCCGAGCACTCCAGAGCCCACGTTTTGCCCGGGCGGAAGGAAGACACCCAGCACGCCTACGCCATGACCGATGCTGCCCATGGCTCGGAACCGACATCATGGCAACCCGGACATCCTCTTCCCTCTCGGTCCCCAGGTGAAGGTCCAGGGGACAAGGCCCTTCGCGAGCATCACGCGGGAGAACAGCAGAAGCATGAGGGCCTGGCGACCGCCCACGCGAAGTCCGCGGCGGTCCGGGGAATGCCGCACAGCCTGAGCCAGGAACACAAGCTCCTGGCGTCCGAGCACGGGAACATCTCCGAGTACCACCGGGCAGCAGCTTCGGGCAAGGGCTATGCGCGGTCGGATGCCATCGGCAACAGCAGCCACAAGTGGCTGGCCGAAAGCGAGAAGCTCACCCAGAGACACATGGACAACCCCTTGCCGAAGACCTTCCATGAGACCTCCCACCCGGCCGAGGGCGAGTCGCCGGCGGCCCACGAAGAGCATCACATGGCCCTTGCCGAGGCCCATGCCCATCGGGCGGCGCGGAACTACCTCCAGGGAGACACGGTCGCGGGCGACAAGCACGCCCGGGCGGCCGAGGCCCACGATCGGGCATCGCACGACTTCTACGCCGCCGGCGGAGGCCGGTTCGCCCAACCGTCGACCACGACCATGAAGCAAGCGCACGAGTCGGCACAGAAAGCGCACAAAGCCACCGATGACGCCTATGACCCGGATGTCAAGAAGTCGATCCAGCAAGAACCGGGCGGGGACGTGCTCTCCAAGACCATGGTGACCAAGCAGGGGAAGGAGCAGCACTTCGCCCAGGTGGAGGCGGCGATCCGTGGCGGTGGAGGAGCGGCGGACCCGGCGGCGGTGGCGGCCAAGATCTACCACCGGGCCGGAGGAACCACCGGTGAGCCCCAACCGAAGAAGGGTAAGGGAAAGATGAAGAAGGCCAGCGCCGTCGAATCCCCGTGCATGTCCAAGTCCCTCGGGGAGGCCCTGGTCAAGGATGGTCTGCTGCTCATGACCGACGGCTGCGATGAGTTGCTGTCGAAGGCGATGGAGGCCGGCGAAGTGGGCCTGGGGCTCTCGCCGACGATCCCTCGGCTGTCGATGCTCCCGGCGGAGAACCAGCCGGACATGGGGTTCCCCAGGGGCCAGATGGATGACACCCAGGAAGGGGACGCCAACGGGGGACTGAACGAGTGGTGGCACGAACTGGACCTGGGCCGCCGGGAGGTAGTACTTCCGCCGATGCAGCCCGCGGGGTACGTGATCGAGGAGACCAACCCCTTCGTGCTTGAGCAGCAGCTCCGCGACGAGATCCGAAACCGCTAGGTCCCCCGGGGAGGCCCCACGATGTCCGTTCTTGACAAGATGACCAACCCCGCCATGGCCGCCCAGGCGTCGCTAGAGAAGCGGGAGGCCGGGATGATCCAGCAGGGGATGCCCGACCCGCAGACCATCGCCGACCTCAAGGGCCTCTACTACGACCCCTTCCAGATCCTGGATCAACTGGGGTTCCGTGAGCGCCAGACGGGGCTCTCCTACGCGATCCTCGAGCAGATGACGAGGATGATGCCCATCTGGGGAGCGATCATCCAGTTGCGGGTGGCGGACCTTAGCAACTTCTCCGTGCCCCAGGAAAACGACATGGAGGCCGGGTTCAAGATCGCCATGCGCGATCGGAAGAAGAAGGCCGGCCGGAAGGACCTGATCATCATCGGCGCGCTGCAGCAGATGATCGAGAACTGCGGCGTCACCTATGGGATGACGAAGGACAACTTCGAGGCCTACCTCAAGAAGACCACCCGTGACAGCCTCACTTTCGATCAGGAATGCCATCCCGGCGGGACATTGGTAGAGGGGGAGTCCGGCGGACAGAAAAAGATTGAAGACGTCGTCTCCGGGGAGCTCGTTAGAACACACGCCGGGAGGCTTCGCCCTGTCCTGTCGCCGATGCAGAGGAAGTACACGGGCCAGCTGGTCACAATCCGCAGCGGTGGTCAGACAGTTCAGGCCACGGCGGCGCACCCGTTTCTTGCCGTAACTGACAGATGGTTCCGATTGAGCCAGTCCAGGTCGAAAGGGATCAAACCATCGTGGGTGAAAGCCGAAGAACTCACCTGCGACAACTACCTGGTCTACCCCAAGCCGCAACTGGAAGAGACGGCGGTGGAGCTGGACATCTTCACGTCCGATGCCAGGTACTACCCCACGGTTCCTTATGCTGTTATTGCCGATGATGTGGGGGTGCACGTCGGAACTGTGCGGGCCATTCTTTGTGGCTACTACAAGAAGAGCGGCCCGGTCGTCGAGGAAGTACTCCGGGTAGCATCGGCATATGGGTTTGAGAGAAAAAAGCGACCGCATCCCTCGAGAGTCATCGTGGACGAGGGCTTTGCCAGGCTGTGTGGGCTGTATGTGGCAGAGGGCTGTGTACAACGCGTCAGAGACTTGCACAACGGAATCAGGTTTTCTCTTTCCGAAGATGAAGATGACCTTGTGGAGATCATCGGAGAAGAGCTTGAACGTCTGGGAATCGACGCGAAGATCTATCCGGACCCCGAAAGACATGCGGTAGTAGTGTGCGGAAACTCATCCGACCTGGCGAGATTCATGGAAGACAACTTTGGCGCTCGCGGGTCCGAGATGCGATTGCCCAAGTGGCTCTTCTCATGTTCCCAATCGGTCAGGGCGGCTTTCGCCTCGGCCTACCTCTGCGGAGATGGGCACGTAGTAGGAGGTGCCGCATCTAACACCTTCGGAACGACATCCCTGCAGTTGTTTGGGGGCATGAGACTCCTTGTGGCTTCGTTGGGAAGCTACATGCGATTCTCGCATTCTCCGGCGAAGAGGTACGAGTACGAATCGTACTCTCGCAACAACGGAGAGATCTTCCATGGGCAAAGCGGTGGCGAGGGGTATCGAACCATCGCCCAGACGGGCGGATTATTGCCCTATGAGCCCCCATCCAGAAAACTCAACAGGTTCATTCAGGACGAAGAGTTCTACTACATCAAGATCTCCGAGGTGACCAAAGAGCAGGTGTCCGATCTTGCTGTGTACAACCTGGATGTGGAGGAGGACCACAGTTTTGTAGCCAACGGATTCGTGAGCCACAACTGCACTGAGTTACGCTGGAATCGCCTGGGCAAGCCCTGCGACTTCCGGGCGCTCGATGCGGGAACCATCCGGTTGGCCGACGTTCCGCTCGACGACGAGGACCCGAAGACCGTCCGGTATGTCCAGATCTACGACGAGCAGGTGATAGCCGAGTTCATGCCCCACGAGCTCATGTGGGGCGTGCGCAACCCGCGGTCGGGGTTGCAGGTGAACCAATATGGAAATTCCGAAGGAGAGATGGCGGTAGACATCATCACCGCCCTTCTCTATGGCCACGCGTACAATAAGCTCTTCTTCTGTGCCACGGGCGATACCCGGGTAGATACCAGAAAAGGGGCTCCACAGCTGGCGGACCTTGTCGGAACGGAATTCGAGATCTGGAACGGTCGCCGATGGAGTTCAGCACGCGCCGTTGAAACCGGCGTTCGCCCCCTTGTCCGAACAAAGCTATGGAATGGGATCGAGCTGAAAACAAGCCCGGAGCATAGTTTTCGCATCATCCCCCGCGAGGGCAGCGAGCCTACCTGGAGACGCCAACTGGAATTGAAGAACGGTGACTGGGCCTTGGTAAGCGCAGAGGTTCAGGATGTGGAACTGGACGAATCATTGCTCCTCGTGGGAAAGACATATGAATCGCAGCGCTCTTGGGGAGCCACATTTGTTGTGACATCTGCAATGGTCAACGACGTCCACTTCTGGGAGATGATTGGATTCAGTCTTGGTGACGGATACTGGCCCAATCTGTCCAAGAAGGGCGATCCACAGTGGCTGCAAATTTACCCGCACCATGAGAAGGACGCCGCGCTGTTCGATCGGTTCCTTGCTGTGACCGCCAAGCATGGAATCAACGCCGACCTGCGGACCATCAACAAACATCACCAGCGATCAGACGGCGCTTGGGGATACCCGTGCGTGCAGATCCAGCACAAGGCCTTTGTCGAGTGGTTGATGGAGATCGGGTTCCAATCGTCTACGAACGGAAAACGCGTTCCGTCGGTTCTGTTCCAGATGCCCCTCTGGATCCGTCGAGCGATCCTGCGGGGGCTGTTTAGCGCGGACGGCTGTACGATCACCCACCTCGAGGGTTATAGGACCCCATCGGTTATTGCCTACAATCAACGGTTTCGCCAGGACATCCTGCAACTGCTGTGGGCCTCAGGGATCGCGGCGAACGAGATTGGGACAGGGTGGGAAAGAGCAGTTACGATCAACATCCAGAACGTTCGAGCGTTTGTGGAGCACGTTGGCTACCTGCAGGAGTACAAGAACGCAGGCATCGAACGGTCGGATAGGTCATGTAACCGCTGGGATAAGCTGCACCCTGCCGTTTCCAGGGACATTGCATCTCGAATCAAAGCAGGTCCCCAGTGGCTGGGGCTGGACGAGGGGCAGAAAATGACCGTCAGGGAAGCATCCAAGGGGCGCCGCATGATCAGTCGCCCCAAGGCGCTGCATCTCCTGGAGGCCGTCGGCGCGGACGTTCCTGACTGGCTCTACTACCACCAGGTCGAAGTAGACGTTCTTGATACGGGCCCCGTGGGCCATGAGTTGATGTTCGACGTCGAGGTGTTCGACGATGAGCACATCTTCCTGGCAAACGGAGTGGCTGTCCACAACTCGCAGGGGTCGGTGGCGAAGGGGCTGATCAACTTCAAGGGCTTCGTCCCTCCAGATCGGCTACAGGAGTTCAGACGCCAGTGGTACGCGCAGATCAGCGGCTTGGCAAATGCGTTCCGCACGCCGGCGTTCAACGTGCCCGAGGGGATGGAGTACATCTCCATGCACTCGACCAACCGGGACATGGAATTCTCGGAGTGGATGAATTTCAACATCAAGGTCCTCTGCTCACTGTGCTTGTGTGACCCGGCGGAACTCAATTTCCTCTACGGCAACGTCGGCCAGACCGCGGCCCTGTCACAGACTCCGGCGGAACAGAGGATCAAGACCTCGCGAGATCGAGGACTACGTCCGATTCTTCGATGCAAGGCCGGGTGGCTCAACCGGCACATCATCTGGCCGATCAACGACAACTACGTCCTGCAGTTCACGGGGTTGGACATCAAGAACGCGGCGGAGATCATCGACAACAAGAAGAAGGTCGTGACCTTCCTCAAGACCGTCGATGAGCTGAGGGCGGAAGAAGATCTTGAGCCTCTACCCGACGGCAAGGGGGAGGTCATTCTCGACCCTACCTGGCTTCAACATGCGAGCATGATCGACCAGCAGGCGCAGATGGCTCAGCAGGCCCAGCAGCAGGAACAGCAAGGGCAGGGGCAGGAGGGAGAGCCGGGCGGCGGAGGGGGCGAGGGAGAAGAAGGGAACGGTGACGCCGGGGATGAGGGGGGACAGGAGACTCAAGTTCCAGAATCTGGAAAACGAGAACAACAACCACCGTCGGCGCCTGCAAAGAAAAAGAGCCCATGGTCGGAGGCCATGGGTAAGTCACGGGGTCAGCCGCGCAAGGCCAAGATCATCCGCTACGAAGTGGATCTCGACTAGGGAGAACGGACCATGTCTTTGAGAGTGCGCCACCAGGTGAAGTTGCTTGTTTCCGCCGACACCGACGAACGTCGCAACAACTTCCGACGGACCGAGGACGTCACGACCACCGTCCTTCGCGATGACCTGACCAAGGACGACAGCAAGGCCATCACCATCGGCGTGGCCGCCCCGGGCCCGCCGCTGGTTCCATTGGAGGTGATCATCCCGTTCACCTTGATCACCACCGCCCGTTTCCTCTACGTCGAGACCGACGCCGAGGTGTACCTGAAGATCAACGGCGCGGCCGCCGGGCTCAAGCTATCTCCGGCCACGGGTCAGCTGGGCAAGCTCCTGTTCGAGGGGGAGTTCACGGCGTTGGTGATCGGCAACTCCAGCACGACCGTCACGGCCAACGTCACCTACTGCCTCGTGGGCTGAGGGACCATGCGCTTCGTGCTCGAGGCCCAGCCGGGCGAGCTGGTGGAGCGGCTCGAGGACCTGCATCGGACCATCGATACCATGGCCGAGCGGGAAGGGGCCGACCTGAACAAGGCCAAGGATCACGATCACTCCCGCGTGGATGATCGTGGGCCGGCCGCGATGGACATGCCCTTTGAGCAGGAGGCGATGGAAGGGGTGTTCTTGTCGGCCATGCCCGTGGTCGAACGACTGCGGTCGAAGATGATGGCCGAGATCGCCTGGGTCATCGCCGGGGGGCGACGCGCATGAACCGGACAGAGGACGCGGTGCTACACGCCCACAGGGTGGTGGCCATGGACGAACTCAAGGCGACCGTGCGGACGATCAAGGCCGAGGTCATACGGAACGCCGAGGCCCTGAACGCGCTGATGGGCGCAACGACCGAGCTGGGGGAGAAGGTCTCCAGGCTCGAACTCGCGCTGAAGGATGCCGGGCTTTGATCCTCACAGCCGCTCAGATAGAGGCCATCCTCAAGATCATCAGGGACAGCTCAACCGCCTTGTCCGTGTCTACCATGGGCCTGGTGGTGACGAAGGAGGAACTAGACCGCCTGGTGCGAGGGGGCTATCTGAGACCCGAGGACCTCCAGGGGCTGCAGAACGTGGTTCGCACGGCCTTCGAGCTCGGGCGGCTGCAGGCGGCCTTGCCGAAGGTGACCACCATGACCTGGCCCGAGGCCCAGGGGTGGATGGAGCGCCACCCGGTGGAGCTGACCGACCAGGAGCAGCTGTCCTACGAGATCGCCTCCGAGAGGGCTGGGGCCTACTGCCGGGGCCTAGGCAGCAAGCTGGAAGGGCAACTTCCATCGATCATCACCGAGGTCAGTGAGTCCAGGGCCGAGGACATGCGGGCGGTGATCCGAGAGGAGGTCTCGGAGGCCGTGGCCGAACGCAAGACCTCCTCGGAACTCACGACCAAGTTGAGGGAAGCGACCGAAGACTGGGACAGGGACTGGAAACGTACCGCCAGAACGGAGATTCAGCTGGCGCACGAGCAGGGGTATGTCGAGCATCTCCGGAAGCGCGGCGGGGATGAGGCGCTGATGGCAAAGATCCCCAGCCACGACGCTTGCCCGAAGTGTTTGGAGCTGTACCTGGACGGCAACGGCCGTCCGGCGGTTCACCCAATCAGCTGGTGGGATGCCCAGGGGGTCAACAACGTCGGGAGGAAACAGAAAGAATGGAAGGCATGCACCGGCGCGGTTCATCCATGGTGCCGGTGCGCTGCCGTGTCAGTGCCCGCAGGCTGGGGCTTCGATGACGGCTGGGACCTCGTGCCTCTGCCGGTGGAAGAAGGGGAGGAGACGACCGAGAAGAGCATGGCCGGCCGGGGATCGACAGTGGAGAAGAAGCTCGAGACCCGCAAGGGCCAGCTGATCAAGGCCCAGGGCTTCGGCGGTGTCGTGGGCCTGGTCGGTACTGACCGCCCGGTGGGAACCATGGGCACCGTGGGAAACCCGCCGAAGCAGCGATCGGACTTCGCAGCCCACCTGGTAGAGGGGAGCTACGCCGACCCGAAGCTGCAAAAGAAGAAGAAGCGGAGACTGGTTCTGACCCGCCATGCGAAGGACATCCAGTCGGCCCTGCCTTTCCAGCCGGGGATGGTCAGGGACAAGCCCTGCGTGCCCCAGCGGCTGGAGCCGACGCCCGAGGACAACCGCCGGCGGTTTGACCAACGGGAGCAGGATCGGCAGAAAAACATGGCCCGGCCGGGACTCCGGCCGCAGGACCTACGTTGACCTGTCCTACCTGCCACCGTCGGTTGCTGCAGGCCTCTGCCTCCGACGGTCGCGTGAAGCTCCGGACGCCGGTGGTGATCCTCGATGACCACGGGGCGATCTCGGTCGTGTGCCGCCACTGCGGGAATGACGTGGCGCTCCCCGCGGCCGCCTCCCCCGAGCTCCTGGAGGCGGCCCAAGTGGAAAGACAGAGGAAACCCGCCCGGTTGATCCTCGCAAAAGATTCTTGACATCGCCCAACGTGGAACCATAGCGTGTGAGGTACCAGCCAAGAGGCCCGGTGCCAGCGCACCAACAGAGGCAGGCGGTCGAGAGACCCCATGCCCTGCTGCGGCCAGACCAAGAACGGATGCACGAAGTGCGGCGGAGCCCAGGAGGTTCCGTTCCGCATGCACGTGCCGTTCTCGGTCTTCCACAAAGCCGCCAATGGCAAGATGCGCGTGGGGGGCATCTGCTCGACCGAGCGCCGAGAGGCCGACCTGGACGATGAGCTGGTCAAGCAGGATGGTCTGGACTTTAGTAACCTACTGAAAACGGGCTGGCTGAACGATAACCACGGCAAGGACACCACGGCCATTGTCGGCATCCCCGACACGATCCGGCGCACGACCTACAAGGGCCACCCCGCGACGTATGTCGAGGGGGAGCTGCTCTCCGGATACGAGCCGGCGGAGAAGCTGTTCCAGCTGGCGAAGGCCCTGCAGAAGACCAAGCGCCCGCTGGGATTCTCTCTCCAGGGGAAGGTCCTGCGTCGGGAAGGCCCAGATCGGAAGATCGTGGCCGAGGCGCGAGTGGACCACATCGCGATCACGGCCATCCCCGTGAACACCGACACCACCCTCCAGACCCTGAGCAAGAGTCTCGAGTGTGAGACCAGCCGACGGACTTCCCAGGCGGTGTTGCAAGCCTGTGGAGCGGCCATGGACTCGATCCGTGAGGACCTGGTGAAGGCCCTGTCGGCGGGGTCCGCGATCTCCAACCCCGGGGTAGCCGCGGGAGAGGGATTCCCCTTGCGCCCGGAGTCGCTGGAGGGGACGCCGAAGGTGACGGCCGGTCCACCGCGGCCCAGGCGGAAGAAGAAGCGAAACAGGAAGATCTTGACCAAGGCCCAGGCCTTGGAGGTGATCCGCGGCCGGTTTGGGGTTCTCCCTCGAACGACTGCCGAACGTATTTTCCAACTCGCCGCAGCACAAGGAGCATGAGCCATGGCGACCAAGCCGAAGACCAAGCCGATCCCCCAGAGCGCCGATGACGCCGCGGCCGACTGGGCCAAGAACAACCTCGCCGGGGGAGCCGGGGGGATGCCCGAGAACCCCGAGGGAGGCCTGGCCGACCAGGGCGGCGGCAGCCCGATCTCCATCACCAAGTCCCGGGTCAGCGAGCTCGGGGCGAAGATGGCCGCGGGCGAGTTGCTCAACAAGTCCGAGAGCGATGAGCTGGCCGAGTGGATGAAGAGCCAGCGCCAGGAGGAGACCATCGACGCCCGCCGGGCGGAGCTCGGGGCGAAGATGGCCGAGGGAGACCTGAGCAAGAGCGAACAGCGGGAGTTGGTGGACCTGCTGTCGAAGGCCAAGAAGAAGGACGAGGACGAGGAAGACGAGTCCGACGATCAGGAGGGCCAGGAGGGCAAGCAGGGGGAGGAGGCCGAGGGCGAAGGGGAGGAGGAGGGGGAGGAAAAGACGGAGAAGTCTCGTCGGGCAGAGCTCGGGGCGAAGATGGCCGCGGGCGAGTTGCTTTCCAAGGCCGAGCAGGACGAACTCGTGGACTTCATGAAGAGCCAGACGACTCCCCCGGCGGAAGTGCCGGTGGTCGATGCGGAGGCTCTGGAGAAGAGCATGGACGCCCTGGCGGCCCTGGCGGCCGGGCAGGAAGCGGCTGCCACCGACCGTCGGGCAGAGCTCGGGGCGAAGATGGCCGAGGGAGACCTGAGCAAGAGCGAGGAGCAGGAGCTCTTGGACCTCCTCAAGTCCCGCGTGGGCGGAGAGCCCGAAGTTCAGGGCGCCGAGGTCGATCCGCTCAACAAGGGTGGAACGGCCGTCGCCTGGGGACAGGAGCCGAAGGTGGCCGAGGCCTACGAGGTCGCGCCGTACCTGGCGGAGATGAACCAGCTCCTCGGGAACGCCATCGACGGAATCAAGAGCGACTTGAGCAAGAGCGAGACCTCTCGCCGAGCTTTCAACGTCGGCCTGGCCAAGGCCCTCCAGGGCGTGGGCCGGGTGGTCCAGGCCTCGAACGAACTGATCAAATCCGTGCAGGAAGAGAACACGGCCATCAAGCAGCAGTACGCCGTGCTCTCCAACCGCCTGGGTCTGGTCGAGGCAGCGCCGTTGCCCTACAAGGGCAATGGCCGATCGGCGAAGGTGCTCAACAAGAGCTTCAGCGGCAACACCTCGGGCGAGAATCTGACGCCCGATCAGATCAGTGACGGCCTCGAGACCCTGCTCAGCAAGAGCATGGCCGATGGCCGTGGGATGATCGCCCCGTGCGGGGAAGACCTCGGAGAGAAGATCCCGAGATGGGAGAGCGCGCATCTGATCAGCGAGGCGCTCGTGAACGACGTGAGACAGGCTCTGCAGGGGTAGCCCCCCTTCGACAACGGATGACACCGAAAGGAACTAGGAGGAGAAAATCATGTTCACCGGAATGACCGGAAGCGGCAATTTCGTGTCCTGGAAGGACTACCAGGGGCTGCAGGGATTCGGATCGATGGATCAGAACCAGATGCAGGACCTGCGCAAGGCCCTCACCGCCGGAGCGAGCATCAACGCCCCGGCGTTCGTACCGGGCGAAGGGTTCGCCCTGCGGATGGAGAGCCTGGAGAAGACCCTGAAGGTCACGACCTACAAGATGGACGATCTCAAGCTCTGGCCGGCCGTGACCAAGCTGCCCGCCTGGAACACGATCGAGGAGTTCAACCGTTTGGACTCCTACGGCACGGGGGTCGCGGCGTTCATGGCCGAAGGCGAAGCGCCCAGCGCCGATGACAGCACCTACAGCCGTCAGTACGTGACGATCAAGCTCATGGGGACCCTCCGGGCCGTGACCCACGTCATGACCCTCATGCGAACCCCCATCGGCAACATCATCAGCCAGGAGACCATCAACGGCACCGCCTGGCTCCTGCGGCAGGTGGAGCGGGCGCTGTTCACGGGCGACCACACGATGATCCCCGTGCAGTTCGACGGCCTCAAGTACCAGATCACCAACGGCGCCCCGAACCCGACGCTGAACGTCGTGGACATGCGTGGACAGCCGATGACCGAAGACGCGATCAACGACGGGGGGTTGATCCTCAAGTCCGAGCCCAACTACGGCAAGGGCACCGACCTGCATCTTCCCGACGGCGCCTATGCGGACCTGGCCAAGCAGTTCTACCCGTCCGTGCGCATCCCCCTGGCCCCCAGTGGGTTCCAGAACGGGATGGTCGGGCTGAACATCCAGGGCTTCTACAGCCAGTTTGGGCCCGTGCGCTTCAATCCCAACACGTTCCTCCAGTTCGGTCCCGTGTGCCCCGTGGGTGGGGTGGGGAACGCCGCTCAGAGGCCGTCTCCTCCGACTGAGAACGCCGTGCCCTCGGCATTGGGCGGAGGAAGCGCTCCGCTGTTCATCGCCAGCGACGTCGGGAACTACTACTGGAACGTCTGCGCGATCAACCGCTATGGTCGCAGCGCGCCGCTGGTCATGACCGGGCCGCTGATGGTCGTTGCCGGAGTGGGCGTGACCATGACCGTCGCCGACGGAGCCACTGCCGGCACGGCCTTCGAGGTCTACCGTACCGGCGTCGGTGGGACCGTGCGGAGGTTGATCAAGACCGTCGCCCGCGGGGGAGCGACCACGGTGATCACCGACCTCAATGCGGATCTTCCGGGGACCTGCAACGCCTACTTCATCCAGCAGAACCTCGAGTTCTTCTCGTTCAAGCAGCTCGCGCCGTTCATGAAGATCCCATTCGCCACCGTCGATCTCAGCATCCGCTGGGCTCAGGCGTTGTACGGCGCGCTCGCGGTTTACACGCCCGGCCGGGGGATGATTTTCAAGAACGTCGGGCGTGCGCCGGCGTCGGTGGGCCTGGACGCCAACGTCGCCTAGTAGGTGATGCCCCAGGGGCGAGCGGCGGTTGTCCGCCATCGGCCGCTGCTCGCCCCTTTTGATTGTGCGGTGTGGGTGACAAGGAGAACAGCATGATCGTCCATCACAAGACCTTCCGGAAGGGCACGCAGACGGTCTGCTCGACCGTCTATGCCATCAACGCCCAGGGGTTTGCGGAGATGTCCGAGGACCACGCGGCGATCGTGCTGAGTGTGCCAAGCGCGGGCTGGGAGAAGTGGGAAGCACCGAAGCCGGTGGTGGCCGAGGTGGTGGTCACCGAAGAGAAGAAGGCCAGCCCGGAGAAGTCTCCGTACCCGCCGGCGCCGGAGGTGAAGGCCGAGGAGAAGCAACAGACTCCGGCCGCACCATCACCATCCCCGGCGCCGGAGGTCAAGACGAAGAAGGCCGTGCAGATTCCGGAGAACCTCGAGAACCTGAACCGGTCGTCGCTGCTGGAGCTCGCGAGCTCTCTCGGCGTTGACTTGCGGACTCTGCGGAAGGCGTCGAATGAGGGGATCATCCTCGCCATCCGCGGGGCGAAGGAGTAGCCGATGCTGGTCAAGCTCAGCAAGCTGTTCAAAGAGTTCAAGATGATGGCCTTCGACTGGGTGGTGGCCTGCGCCCAGCCAGCTCGAGGGCTTCACGGGTTCAATGTCACCGGCGGGGGGACGGCCACGGACGCGGTCCTGTTCTCCACCTACGGCCTGCCGAACATGGCCACCGCCGACTACCAGGTGCTGGTCAACGGAGAGATCGCGGGGGCGAAGGTGAGTGTGAGCGCGGCAACCAAGGCCATCACTGGGTTCTCCGTTATCGGCCTCGGGAACAACGAGGTCGGGAACGTCCTGGTGTACGGCCGTTTCGCCGGGATGCCCACGGCCTAGGCGGGGCGCGACCATGGGCGCCATGTACATCCGTGGGGGAATCCCCACTCTGCTTTCTGGCTCGGCCCCGGGGGTTGCGTCGTACCCGGCGCGCTTCCGGTTCAGCGGCGGCGTGACCAACCACGTGATCATCCAGAACCAGGATGAGACCACGGACATGGTCCTCTTCCTGACCGAGGCCGAGGCCACCGCCGGTGTCGGCCTGGTCATC